ATTTTTTATTCTCTGGGCTTCATTAATATTAACATCATGAATGAACCAGTAAAATATATAATGATGCGTAATATAGATGCATTTTGGATAGAGGATAACGATATAATCTTTGAGGGTATAACATACAGCGATAATGAATTAACTAGCGTATCTATACCCTTAAATGAAATAACTGATTCTTTAGATTTTATAATTAAAAAAAGGATTCAGTATATTACAGATAAGAAAAAAACATTAAATGCAGAACAAAAACAATTAAAAGAAAAAATAAAATTATGGAAATCTCTGAATATATAAAGCAACACTTTTTGGATAGTTGTTCTAATAATATGCATGATTTGAATCATCGTAGAGATTTAATAAATATTTACAAAGAACAATTAAAAAAGGTAAAAGAATTTATTAAAATTGAAGATGAAAGTTTAAAAAAACTTGAAGATGACAGATTTAGTAAATTATCCAAAAAGAATAAAGCAATCAGTTAATTTTACTGGTGTTCAAAATAAAAAAATATACCCATCTGATATTGATGCTGTACTTGAATTTGATTCTAAATATCTTTTATTATTTGAATTAAAATATAAGGGTGCAAAGGTACCCATTGGTCAAAGATTAATGCTAGAAAGAATCATTGATGCTTGGGAAGATAGTGGAAAAATAGGCAGTATTGTATATTGTGAACATACCTTTCCACCAGAGCAAGATATAATGTTAAAAGATTGTATTGTGGTTGGTCTATATAATAAATCAGAATCTAAGGCGTTTAGATGCGATTTAAGGGAATTTCTTTTTATGTATGGGGAAAAATATGATATAGATAAAATAATCGCTTAAAAGCTGTATATTTGATTTATAATTTTTCATTTTTAGGCTGTCTTCGGGCAGCCTTTTTTTAATCACTAGGCTTTTCTTCGTAGAATGACCTATTATTACTCACATCAGTTGTTACAGTAAGTTTTGTTTGTTGAGGTGTATGTGTATTTATTTTAATCCTATTTTTTGCCAAATTAAAATTTATATTATCTATTGCAAGATGATTGGTTGCAGATTGGAATGTTGTAAAATTTAATTTAGGTAATGTCAATAAATCTACTGGCTTCAAAAATCCACTACTTTCTTTTATTTTTCTAAACGTACCAGTATATCTATCATTGTTAATTGCCAAATCATTTAATCTTAACATGCATGTAAGATTTTCTAGTGAGGTTTCTGATGTTATAGTGTCAAAATATTTAAAGGCAGATAAAGGAACATTACTAGAATTTGTCAAACAATTACTATATCTATCATCTCCCAACTGACCAAATATTACATCTGCTTTTTTAATTACAGAACTATTAGAATTAATACTGCTTTCTATAATTGTTGTAGTGTTTACAAAGTATTTTAAATCAGTCGAACTTTTAAAAACAAAATCATCAAAATACATTCTAAAGGTAGAATTATTATGTAACGCTTCATGTGACCTATATAATTTTACAGTTAATGTACCTGTAACTGGTGGTGCTGTAGGTTCAAATTCATTCAATACCCATTGTGCTGATAATGTATTAGCTATTGTATTTTGCCCTTGTGTAGATGATGTTACCCATTCATTTGTACTTGCTTTCCAATAATAGAGTGTACCAGAGCCATCATTTAATTCTAATTGATACCTGATTGTATAACTTATAGAAGCTTGTGCAGGGTCTAATGCATAATGTGCAAAACTAAAAGATAAACGACCAGAAGTTGTACCTATAAAACCTGTATTATTAGATGCAACTAAAGTATTAAATGATGTAGGTTCAGAACCCATTGTTAGTAAACTTTTTGTACCACCATATGGTTCAATACCAACTTGTGTTGTCTGTGCGCTATTAAAGGTAGATGCACTTACAATAATATTGGTATTACTTAAACTTGTGCCTGATGAATCCTGTAATGTCCAATTCCCTGATGTTGGTAAAAAACCAACACCTGCAGAGTTTATAATTGTATCCTCAAAATTAAAATTCCTAAATGCACTTTTAAGTTTTAAATCTATTATTGTTTTATTTCTAATGGCAGGACTTTTAATAACTCTTTCCAAAGTCATACCTAATGGCTGTAATGTTCCTGATGCACTTGTATCTTCAATATTGGTTATTGGTGTTGCTATTGAAAAATTTGAAAGTGCAGAACCTGTTTTATCATATGCCTTAAATTCTTTAGAATATGAGCCACCACCATCACTAAATGTAGTTAATGATAAAGCAGCATTATCTATAATTGTCCAACTACCCTCATGTTGGAATATTCTAGCATTAAAAATTTTAAGTAATGATTTTAAAATTTCTTTACAATTCAATGCATTACCATTTTCATCTTGAAATGCTGTAACATGATTTATAAAAATTGTTTCAAAAGGATTACCATTTGATGTTAAAGAGCCAGTTGCTATTTTTGAATTATATCTACATAAAATTTTATATCCAAAATCTAAAGACTTACCGCTATCTCCAGCACCATTTTGGATATTTATATTTTTTAATGTTTCTCTGATTGCTTGAAAAACTGACTGTGTTTCTGTTGTAAGTTGGTAAGTATAACCATCTATTGTACCTATTAAATCAGATGCATTTATTTCAACTAAAAACGGATATGACTGCATAGGTATTGTGAATTGGTCTTGTACAATAAATCCTGACCAATAATTTGTAAATACACCTGAACTACTTTCATAAGATATAACAACTTTAAATTCTCTATCGAATGTAGGTATAAGAAATTCAAGTCCTGACTCTTCCCATTTCCAAAAAGCAGACTCCCAGTTTGTTTCTTCATCTTCCCACTCATCACCACCAGTTGAATCATCAATATAAAATTGTAATTTACAATTACTACCGATTATTGGATTGAAATAATCCTCTGATTGTTTCCATGATATTTGTACAGGATTTGGCCCTAATGTTAAATTACTTGATGAAGTTCCAGTATATCCATCTTTAAATATTTGTATTCTAAATTTATTTTCGTCTACATCGAAAAAATCAACTTCAAATCTTTTTCCGTAAGCCATTATCCTGTAATTCTAGTTCTGAAATCGTCAGCCCTTTCAAGTGCTAAGACTAAATCTTGACCTCGTAATACAAACTCTCCTTTAGTTCTACCACCCATCATGCCATCTAATTTATTCAAAGGTATGATAGCTTCTGCACCTGCCTCACCGACAAGACCGATTGTTGGACCTGTAACAATACCACCTTTTGCAAATTTTGGAATTGATGCAAATGCCGCTAAAACACCACCGACCAATGTAGCTATAAATGCAGGTGTGGTAAAAATTGCTGCTGGTCCTGTTCCTGCACCACTTTCTGCACCACCTTTAATTGCAGAACCAGTTGCAGAAGCCGAATCCATTGCAAGTTTGCTTTTTAGAGCTGCTGCTTGTTTTGTTAATCCAGCCATTTGTAAACCTACTATTGTTGCTATAGTTTTAGCCTCATCTGCAAGTTTTTGTTTATTGGTCATTTTTCTAATGATTGCATCTTGTATTACCATCTGTATTAATTTAATCATCATACTTACAATCTGATTAAAAAATTGGTTTGCACCCTCGTTTGCTAATTCAAAGCTACCAACAACATTTGTGGCAAATTGATTGAATGCACTTCCAACAACATTTGCCATTTCTTGACCCTTCTCTTGTATTTGTACCATTTTATTATTTAGTTTGGTCAATGGACTTTCTTCATCATCTGATACCAATGTTCCTAGACCTTCCGAAACTCCAATACTTGTATTTGTTCCAATACTTAATCCAAGTTCTTTTGCTTTTGTTATAATAAAATCCTTGACTGCATCTAAACCACTAGAAACACCATTTTGTAATGTTTCTTTTGTTACGTTTTTAAGTTGTCCATTTATTACATTTTCATATCCATTTAAAAAGTCATTTGCAACATCTTCACCAAATCCTTGAACATCTTCACCAATATTGGTAAATGTTTCAGAAAAAATTGTTTGTATACCTTTTAAATCACCTTTTAAAGCAGATACCACAATTCTGCCAAAACCACTGAATAACTCTACAATACTTTCGATACCAGTTTTTATTGCATTAAAAATTGTTTTAAATACAAAAAATAAAGATTGTATACCTGCTCGAACTATCAGGCTTTGATTATAAATATTTATAAAATTATTTGCTATTGCCACCAGATTTTCAATAACAGTATCGCTGTTATCGTAAATTACCTTAACAAAACCCAAAAATCCAGCTACAGCCAAACCAATTGGTGATATTAACATTCCTAATGCTGTCATTATTGGTCCTAGTGCAAGTGCAATACCTCCTAATGCAACAACAAGTATTTTGGTTTCACCACTTAAACCCCTGAATCTTGTAATAAGATTTCCAAAAAATGTAATTATTTTTTGTATAACTGGCATTATTATATTTCCTAATTCTACAGCCAACTCTTCAAAAACACCTTGCAATCTTCTTGTTTGATTTGCAAAACTACCTGCTGTTCTTTCTGCATCTCCTTGTGCATCTGCAGTTCCTGCCATTATAATATTTAACCTTGCTTGTGCTTTTTGTGCCTCTGTTGCATTTTTAATGCCATCTTTGACACCCATATTTAAAAGTTCTTGATTTAAGTTTGTTTGGTTTATTATAACACCAAACTTTCTCATTGTTTCATGATTACCTACAATGGCGGATTGTAATCCTTGCATAACCTCTGCCTCTGCCATGTTGTTAAATGAAGCTAAATCTAAAGTTAGTTGTGTTAATGCTTTAGAAAACTCTAGACCCTCTTCACGTGCAAATCCTAAAGGAACAAATGTATCCTGTAGTGTACCCATGAACTTACGTAGGTCATTTGTAGAACGACCAATACGCTGTGCAGTAGCTTGAACAAAATCTTCTGCATCTCCTGTCAGTTCTTTGAATACAGCACTAAATTTTGCTTGTGTTTCTTCTGCATCACTAGCAGTCTTAACAAATTCACGACCAAGAAGTGCCAATGGTGCTGTAACACCTAACGTCAATGCCTGTCCTGTACTTTTAAGGCCACTTGAAAGTTTTTGGAATTGATTAGATACACCTCTAAGTCCTTTAGCAACTTGAGACGTATCAACCTTTACTGGAATAACAAAATTACTGAGAGCCATAATTAATATTTAAGACAAATATAAGAATTATTTAGTTTTGCCATTTTTCTCTTTTTCTTCAATTTTTTTCAGGAACGTTTCATATTCTTTCCTTGTAGATTTTGGTCCTGATTCTCTTGTAATATTATCCTGTGGTAATTTAAAAAGTTGATGTGGTTTTTTTGCTTGATTGCTTTTAGAAATATTTGTATTGTAAATCATACAAGATACATATCTAAATTTTTCCCAATCTAAATTATTATTTATGTGAAAGTGTTCTGCAACAAGATAACATTCTTTAAATGTATATTTCCAAAAATCGTTTGGTGATATACCAACTTGACCTATGTAGTAGTCTAAGATGCTATTCCAGTCACTTATCTCGTTGGCTGTTGATTTTTTTTTTGTGTCCTTTCTATACCTGCATTGATTTCGTTTCCAAGTATCTTTGTTTCTGTCATAGCCTGCATGACATTTTGAAACTCCTCTTGATTCAAATCATCTAACCAAGAACCAACCTTATAAATATTATAATCAATATCGTTACCCTCCTCTTGGTCATAAGCTAATAAGCCACAGTATATAATTGCCCTTATAGACGATAACTGTGACTTATCTGAAAAAACTTTTTCTAAATCTTGTAATCCAACATCTAAAACTTCTGTTAATGATGCCCAAAAATTCATGCTGAAATGCATGGTTCTGTTTTTACCCCCTATTTTAAGAGAATAATAACCTCTTTGTTTATTCATAAACCAAATCTAAATAAAGATATTGGAATAACAAAATTAGCTTGTAATAGTAACTGCACCTGTAGCAATGAAAGTTCCTGAATAACTTGCAGGGCTTTCCATTTCACTACTTACTTCCATTGAAGATATAAAACCTTCAACTGTATATACAGGGTCTCCTGTTGAAGCAGTACCAAATTTAGCTTGTATTTTAGTTCTGTTATTTAATATGTTAACAATAGATTCTGCACCAAAACTATCATCGTAAGCCACTAAACCATCAAAACTAATTTCTATACTTCTTGTACCTGCAATAACTTCTCTATAACCACCGCTGTCTTTTGATGTACTTTCAGGTGTATCTAAAGTAAATGAAATTGAGGAACTCGTAGTATGTCCTAAATTAGTAAATGTAGAACCGCCATCTGACGATAATTTAAGCAATAAATTTGTTGCGTTAAAAACTCCACTTGTTGCCATGTTATTTATATTTTATTTTAAACATGACCAAAGATAGCTAGAATAAATTATAATTTTTTTTATTCCGATACTGATAATGTAACAGATGTGGGATTTATCTTCTCTGCAATCTGTGCATCTAAGCTAGATTTCATCTCGTCAACTTTTTCTGAACCTATAGCTGACTCACACCATTCTGTGACTTTTGCGTTTGTCAAATCAGCAAAAGGTATGAAGTCTGTAATATCATCTGTAGATATAACCTGTGTTCCAATAATTGTTGCAGTATATGGGTTGCTCTCTGCATCTACTTTATCAGAAGTACAAGTGTATCTCCAATGTATATTATAAACTACATCTGTGTTATCGTCTTTAGATGTGTAACAATCTACTGTCTTGCAGTCCCACGAATAAGTATTTTTTGCTTTTGCCATAATTTTGTATTTAATATTTTAACAAATATAGTAATTTTTTAAATCTCTTTTTCTAGTTCTTTAACTCTAGCTTCAAGTTCTTGTATCGACTTTAGTAATATAGGTACTAACTTACTGTAATCTACTTGTTGCATATCTTCAGCATCTTTATCACCACTAACTGCTTGTGGCACTACTTCTTGAAGTTCGTGTGCCATAACACCGTAGCTTCTCGTATCATCTGCTTTCCATTTAAAGTCATACATCTTTATCTTCGATGCAATATCTAAAGCATTGAAGTCTTTTAAATCTTCTTTTAATCTGTAATCAGAAGAAGTGTTGTATGACGTTGCAGAATCTAAAGTTTGTATTGTTCCAACAGTACCGTTAGGGTTTTTAAAAGAAATACAAGAAGATGAGTTTGTTCTTTCTGCCTCTATTCTTGCACCAACGTTTATAGTACCACCTGCGGCATCATTAAACTTTATGTGAAGTCTACCATCAGGGCTAGTCTGATTTATTCCAACTGTACCAACACTTGTGAAACGTAGACGTTCAGAACCCGCAGTTGAAAATGCAATAGTATCTGCACTTCCTGATGGTTGGTACATTCCAGTATTTACGTCATTATTAAAAGTATAGCCCGGACTTCCTGCCGTTCTACCACTATTTACAAGTTGTATATATGGTGTATGACTATTTGAGCTTGTTCTAATATCACCATCACTTGTGATACGTAGACGTTCTGATGAATTATATTCATCTGTAATTGCTAAAAAACCATTAGCACCATTAGAAGTAATACTAAAGGCATTTGTCGTGTTTTCTGTTAAATAATAACCACCTGATGTTTGTGCTTGTATTTTTTGAGAAGAGTCGATTCTGATTGCCTCACTTCCATTGACTGAAAAAAGCATAGAATTTAGGTTATGCTTATAAGAAATAACACCAATAGTTGAACCTGCGTCTGCGGCATCATTTGAATCAGCAAAAGTTAAATCACAAGATTTATCATCACCTGAAGTAAGTGCTAATCTTGTATGACCAGTTGTTGTACCAACTTGTAAAATATTATCATAAGCACCACTAAATGGGTTAGGTATAGATGTAGTTCCAACTCCCACATAACCTAGAAAAGTTGCATTTTGTGATGTGTCTATTTCTAAAGCGGTTGTTTCAGCGTTACTTGCATTTTTAGTTGCAAAAGTTAATTTATCATTTGAGTTATTCGCATAAATACTTGCGGCAAAATTTGGTGTTGAATCAGTCCAAGCTATTTTATTATTTACGCCTGAGCCTTGTGCTAAAGTTAAACCATAAGCAGCAGTTTTACCACCTACACCTACTTTTCCTGCAAAAGTTGCATCACTAGAACTTGATACAGATAATGGTGTAGTAGAATTTGTGGTATCAAATATCTCAAATGCACCATTATTATTTCTTAATCTAAAATCACTATTGCTATTTGTATCTACAAAATCTATTGAAGGTACATCTTTACTTATAGCTATATCACCTGTAAAGGTAGCATCGCCACTTGTCGATATAGTTAATCTTGTTGCACTACCAGTTTGTACTAAAAAAGCACCACTAGAGCTACCAAGAACTGCTGTACCACTACTATCAGTTAATTCTATTTGTGAATCAGCAGATGATGATGTAAACCTTGCAGAAATTTGAGTTGAATTTACTGATAAAGGTCTCGCAGGGCTAGTCGTGCCTATGCCGATATTCGATGTACTTCTGTCAATAGTTAAAACTGTAGAGGCTACGCTTGAAAATGTTTTATCTAAATGTAAATCAGCACTTGCATCTAATCTAAAGCTATAATAATTTGTAGAACCTGCACCAAAGATAAGTGTACCATCAGACATTGCTGTACTGCCACCAAGAGAACTTTTAAGTATTGAAACAGAACCTGCAAAAGTTGAAGCACTTGAAGCACCATCCATACTTAAAATCGCAGTTGTATTATATCTTAAATTCATTACAGCACCATCATTGGTTATTGCCATTGGGTGCGTATCTCTAGTATCGTTTAATATTAAGCCTACTGGGTTTGCAGAAGTAATTTCTATTTTTCTTGCAAGGCTATTATTATCTTCAAATGATGTACCACCAAAGATTGCATCACCTGCAAAAGTTGCATTGTTAGAAGCTAAAACTATAGTGTTATTTCCAGAGCCATCTCTTATAGTTACATTACCAACATTACCATCAATACCACCCATAAACATATCGCCATTGTTATCAATGCCAATCATTCTCAATGCTGTAGAACCATTGCTATGAGTTCCTTCAAAATATTTGTTATTAGCTACTCTTGCACTATCATTAAATATTCCTTTACCTGCAAACGTAGCACCTGATGAATTTAATTTTAATTGATTGACTTCTGAATTATTTACAAGGGTAGTAAGCAATAATTGACCATCCTCTGCACCTGCTGTACTATCTTCTATTTGACCAAATATACTTGCATATCTTGTATTATTACCTGAAGCGTCATTGCCATCAAAATTAATAAATGAAAATGTGTTTCCATTACCATTATCATCTGAACGTAGAGTTAATCCTGCATCACCAGTACCATCATTTTCAAATAATATTTCATTTGAACTAGAAGAATCTGCAAAAACGTGAAGCAAACTAGATGGACTAGTTGTTGAAATTCCTACCGAACCTCCAGCAGTTATTGTAACTGCATTATTAAGTTTCATATCTAAAAAGCTAGATGTTCCTCTGTTATATCCTTGTGCAAAAACTACACCTCCACCAGCAGAATAACCAGCTTCAAAACCTTGATTTGCATCATCACCTACTCTAAAATCTCCACCTTGTACATCTAATTTCATCCCAGTTGTTATAGATGCCGTACCAATACCTACGTTAGTATCAAATCTTATAGCACCTGCACTATCATTATCAGAAAACCTTAAATCTGCACCACTACCATAAATATCCCATTTACCAGTACCACTACTTGCATATAATCTTACATAATCGCCACTAGATGAACTTGTTGATATAAACTTTTTAGAAGTTGCAGTAACATCACCTGCAAACGTTGCATTTTGTGATGAATCAAGTGTAAGTGCAGTTGTCGAACCAGTTGTGAAACCTAAACTATCGGCACCTACTCGATACATACCAGTATTATCATCACCATAGAAAGTGAAATCAGGCGCACCTGCATTACCATTATTACTTGCGCCTATTTGACCATTAACTGATAATTGTACTGCTGAATCAGGTACAAGACCAACACCCAATAAACCTTGAATTTGAATGTTACCACTTGATTCACTTATGACAGAATCAGTAATCGTATCTGTGTCAGACCACTTTACAATCTTACCCGCAGTCCCGCTACCATCCACAGCACCTGCACCAATAGGTATCTCGACAACTTGACCAGAAGATGTTACACCTAATCTTTGTGTTACTGTGCCAGTAATACTGCCACTACCATATTGATGTAATCTTACTCCTGTTGTCTGTGCAAAAGTAAATTGTGTTGAACCACCAACACCAAGCTGTATGTTATCAGCAGATGTAGTTCCTGCAATATAAACATCACTTGTATTGCCCCATAAAAGCTTATTAGAATTATCAAGAAGAATATCTCCACCTGATATTGTTAATTTAGAAGATGGACTTGTAGTGTTTATACCTACATTTTTTGAAGATTCTTTGGCAAATAAAATAGTATTACCGCCATCATCTGTTATATTTATTCCTGCATTACTAGCACCTGTTTCATAACTCTTTAAGAATAAAATACCAGTACTATCATCAAAACCTATTTGGCCGCCATCTGATGTGGCATTACCTGTGTTGTTAGTTTTAAATCTTAAATCAACTGATGTGTTAGAACCACCATCTAAGGTTAATGTAGAACCACTCGTTGCTACGCCATTGGAACCACCGATTAATAATTGGTCCTTAACCCAAGTGTCATTTTCAACTGTTAAACTAAAAGAAGTATTTGGCGTAACACCTATACCTAGACCTCCTGTAGATAAGTATAATGGAGAATCAGTTCCACCACCATCAGTAAGTCTTTTACCACTCGAGCCAATAATTGCATTATCAGTTGTTTTTAAAAGTCCTAAATACGAGGATGCTATAGTATTACCAGTAAGTGATGTACCCATAAGATTATTTTATTTACAAATATACTATTTTTTCATTTTCATTATATGCTTGTTGTGATGCTCTCTGTGACAGTTAGCACACAAGACTTCACACTTTGCCATTATCTCTGTAAGTATAGCATCAACTTTACCATCATGAAAACTTTTTTTAGATAAATTTCTAATTGCCCTTGCAATAGCAAATTTTTTTCTTTTTGTATGATGGAAGTCTAATGCACTAAAATTTTTATCATAACCACATCTTACACATTTAATATCTATATACGTAGAAAGTTTATAAATAAATTCTTGTTTCCAATGCCTATGATTTTTTTCTCTTTGTTTATTTCTACAATCTCTGCAATGTATCTCTGCTTTTTTATTTGACCTTTTATAATATCTAGATAAAGGTTTTATCTTTTTACATGTTGCACAAATTTTACCTTCCTTGTCCCCTGTATTTTCTGCCACTATAATATTTTCCTTTTTTATTGTTTGTGTTTTTATTTTTAGAATGTATGCCTTTTCTTTTCTTCTTGGGTTTTGCTTCGTATGCTTTTGGAAAAAACCTTTTGGCCATTATTTCTTAGAATACTTTTCTAAACCACGTGAACCAAAATATGCACCGATAACTGTAATTAATACTATTTGTAACAGGTCAACCCAACTTTCTTTGACCTCAAAAGATATTTTACCTGCATCTATAAAAACAAGCAAGATTGTACTGATAACTAAAATAAGTAAAACCAATGGCCTAATGTTTTTAGAAAGCCAACTATCAGAAGTACTGTCATACTTCCACCTCTCTGTGGTATTCTTTTGCATCTCAATCTCAAAAGATTGAAAAAGTTGCTGTATCTCTTTATTTGCCTGATGTTTTTCTTCTTTGGTTTGTACAAAACGGTCTACGATATTAGCAATCCCTGTGGCAGTTTCGCCAAAGATTTTTTGAAATATTTTATTCATCTATCATTATCTGTTAGCCAAACATATATAATTAGACCTCCAACAAGCAAGGCACCAGCAAGTGTCACAGCCACCACAGCAAAATCTACGTTTTCTAAATGTATTTGCATTATAATTCATCTATTAAATCCATTAATTTATGTTCTATTCTAAGAAATATTTCTATTCTTTGTACACCTTCCCATTCCTTTAAACCCTCTGCTACGTCCATAAGTGTATTAATTTTTGATAATGTCTGTGTAGTTTTTAATTGTTCATTTACATCTTTCTCCGTAAGACTTATGTCGCTTAATAATTTCATTTTTTATAAACTTTATCTTCTAAAGAATTTAATCTTCTGTTTGTTTGTTCTTCGTATTTTTCTAATTCTTTAATTAAATAATCTATTTTTTGATTAATAACTTTTGTATCGTCTTGCTCTATTTTATACTCTGGTAATGTTTTTGCTACCTCTATTTCTGATGTTAATTGTGAATATGTCATGGTAAGTGAAATAATTCCACCAACCAATAATCCTAAAAATTTAATATCTATTTTGATGTCGCTTTTGCCATCACCATCAACGTCAAGTGCAACCTTTTTGTTTGTTATATCATCCATACCTTTCTTTTTGATTTTAGCTTTCCTCAAAATTAGTAATTTTAATTGATAGATGTTTTTGTGAATCTAGTATATCCGCAATAATTGGGTAAATTCTTTTGTAACATTCTGTTGATTGTCCTAAAAACCCATCTTTTGTAATATTTTGCGATATAACGTTTCCAACAAGTAAACACCCAGCTGTATCGTTATCAGTATTACCACAATGAATAAGAATATACTCAAAATTAGGAACATCAATAAGCTGTAACATACCTCTCGTATCATTGTGAAGATTGGGAAAACGCTTTTTATATTTAGTGTAATAACCTCCTTGCGTTCTGTATTTAATCTGATAAGTGCCTGCAGGTATGCGAGTTTCTGCATAAACCTTGACTTCCCTTTTTTCATCTTCAAGTACAAAGCATAAAAAATCTTTTTGGTTTGTTTCATCATTTTTAAGAAATAATATGCCTAAGGTACTATCTTTTTGTGAACTATATCTGTACAATTCTAATGTTATCATATTTGTTCTAATTTAACAGATAAAGATATGATACCTCTGTAATACGTATGGTCAGGTGCATCTTCTGTTAAATATGTGATACCCTCATTTACTTGTGAATAAACATTAAAGCCGTCAGAGTTTAAATTCATGAGACCACTTTTTAGAATTACAAGCTGTGAAATAGAATTAATGATTTGATTTGCCTGTAATTGTCCACCATCTCCATCTGCAAATCTTGTTACAACCTCAATTCTTGTAGAAACATCTGCAATATAATTGCTTATATTATCTTCAATCTGATTTGTACTGACAGAATAAATAATAATGTAAGGATATGTTGCATTGTTTGGAACAGCATTATATACAGGAACATTGCTACCATCGTATGATATATTACCATTTAACACATTAAATAATCCTCTTCTAACAAAATGTGCAGGTTCTTTCATTTGGTTGTATTTTTAATTTCACTTTTTATAAATCTATATAAATCTTTTATAGAATCTTTAAATGCAGGATACATAAAAGGCTGTGGTCTTGTACCAACTTTTAATATTTTCATCATTATTGGAAATGATATTTGTTTTGCCTCTTCTTCTGTTTTACCAAGTTTTTTAACAATCCAATTTTCTATTGCATCCTTAAATGAAACACCACTTTTTACTTTTATACCTTTAAATTGATTTGCAATACTTTTAAATTCACTTGGTACTTTAACAAGACTTCTTGTACCAAATTCAAGAAAAGCAGCGTATGTTTCATCTACCTGTGCACCACCCTCTAAATTTCTTTTTGATAGATATGGTTTTATTTTACCTGTAAGGCTAAAATTTTTCTTACCAAGGTTTGCATTTGCTAATCCTGAAAAAACCAAACTGAATTGATTCAGCGCATCAAATAGATTTTCGTCTAATAATTCTGATTTATTATTGAGTTCTTTACGTAATTTTTGTACTTGTGAAGATGTATTGCCTATTGTTATCATGCTGTTCGATTACCTTTGACGCTAAAATAATATAAATCAAGCTCTAGAATCGTATTGATTCTATATTGATTGTTATCCCTTTCAGGAAAAAGAACGTCGCCTACTTGAATATTAGCTGTGGCAGTATTCTTTCTTATTATCAATTCTATTCCTTTATTTAATTGTCTTTTATCATTTGCAAAAGACATATCTCCATCTGTAAATTTCAATTTTGCCCAAATGGTTGCAACAGTTGATTGTGAAGATGTGAAACCTCCGAAACCATCTGCAGATTTTGTTAATCTTTTTATTGCAACTCTGTCTCTAAATTCACCAATATTCATTTTAAATATCGCTTATAAATTTAAAAGGGTCTAAAATTTTCTTTACGCTTGATGGTATTTCTGTTATATTACCAGCTACAAAATCTGTTCTGTTATCATAATATGTTGTTGCCAATTGTAATATTGCCAATTTTAAGGCACTATCTGTCATACCAGTTGTTGTATAAACAATCTTAATATCTTCATTTGGTAAACCAGTTAAGATAATATATTTATCATCAAAACCATATGAATCAAAACTTGCTGTTTTCAAAGAGCCATCACTTTCTTGTGTCTGCACACTTGTTATTGCATTGATTGGTGCATATGGTAAAACAATTTTGTATCTATCTGCATAAAGACCATCGTAATTACCACCTTTCTCTGGTACATGACTTCTAAAATATGTTCTTGTTTTTGCTACAATATCTCTATTGATATAATCCTCACATGATGACCTTGCCGCAGTATTTAAAATACCAATCAATGTATCATCACTAGATGTCTCTATTCTAGCATAACTCTTTATTTCAGAAGCAGAAACTAATTCACTTCCTGTTGTTGAATCAATTTGTACACTTACCATTATTTCGTTTCTTTATCTTGCTTTAATTCTTTGGTTTCCTTTTTTCCTTTTTCTTCTTTAGATGCCCAACCTTTTGCAATCCAAACTTCTGCATTTTCTTTGGAAACATCCATCACACAACCTTTATCGTAAGTCACACCGTCTTTTAATAATTCTGTTTTTAATATTACTTTCATGATAATTAAATTTTGTTTGCTGTAAAGATAAAAAAAAAGAGCAACTTATTTGTTGCCCTTAAAACACCGTAGTATTTTTTATTTATTTAATAACTTCCCTCACCATTTTTAACTCCAGTATTGTATTTACTATAATTACCAGCAGTCTCACCTTCTTCTAAATTATCTGTATATGCCATGCCCTTGTAAAAGATTCCTCTTTTATCAAGTTCTTTTGCATACTCATTTTTTAACTCCCTATTACATTCAGCTTTATGATGCCCTAATGCTTCAGTATAAGTCACATAAGCATTATAATACCATTGCAAAACATCTGAATCAGATGCATTTTTGAATTTATTACTTAAATCAGGTGTCTTGTCAAAACCATATTTATATTCAACACCTTCATGTTTTAAAATTCTCATAATTTTCATTTTTAATTATTTAATCTGCAAAATTGCATTAGTGTAATTTAAAATTTTTTTTAATAAAATCAAAATATTTTTAAAATTTTTTTAATGCAAAAAAAAAGAGGGTTATAAAAACCCCCTTTTCAAACTAATCAATTAAACTATATTAAGATGTTTCTAATGCAGTTTTAGCAGTTGAGAATGCACCTTTTACAATACCAGTTGGTAAGTAAATTGAATGTGCAATTCTAGCTATTCCTCTAACAGAAACTAAATATTTGCTAAAGTTGTCGCTATCCTCGTAACCAAAGTCTACACGTAAACCTTCTCTTTGCCATACTTGTGATGCTTGAGAAAAATCAGCTACAACAAAATTGCCTGCCGCCATTTTATTATTCATGTAAACAGGAACGCCATTGATTCTAAAGAAACCATCAGCAGATACAAGAGAATTACCTCTCAAGTACTCATTTGTGGTGTCTTTTAGTAATGCGATTTTATGGAAGTCAGTAGGATTCAACACGATACCATTAGCGGCGTAGTTAGATAATGCTAACTGATTCATTGCCACATATAATACGTCTAATTCCTGTGCTGATTCTATTGCATTTGCAAATCCACCTGCCGCAAAAGTTGTTCCACCATTCATCAATCCTAATAAATTAGGTGAGCTACCTGAACCACCAATTAATTGGTCATCAATAACTGTATTGATTTTTGCAGGTAATCTCTGCGATAAATAAGAAGAAAGACCTGGAGTGTCATCAAGCATCTCTTGTGAAATTGTCATCACAGCAGATGTTTTTTGAACTACAGCATCTTCTGCTGTTAATTGGAACTCACTATCAGTTGGTGCAGAACCCTCTGCAACATTAGCAGCGTTATCTGTGTATGCTGATTCTTTGACGTATCTAATTACGTTTGAATCAGTATTTCCAACTGGAATAATACCCATCATATTTGTTACATTAGATGGGTCTCTTTTAATGCCATCTACTCTTAAAACACCTGTTGCATCTCTACTTGAACTTGCACCTGCAAAATCACTAGAAATTAAAACATCTGCTTTCATTTCAATAGAAGCGTTTCCTCTAGAGCCTTCTTTCATGGCTTTTAAAGATTCACTTTTACCGATAGCGTCATTAAACGCCTCTTTTTTGCTCACAAAAGTATTGTTGAAGTTATTTTTTTTGTTTTCAACTTCAAATGTATCAATACGTTTATTTAGAGCTTCTGTCTCCTCGTTAAATTTACTAACGAGATTTTCTACTTCACCCTTAATCACCTCATCTACTTTGCCTTCTAAGTTATCCTTAGATGCTTTACCTGCTTTCTCAATTTTTTCATCAATTAAGTCAGCAAGTTTATTGAGATGCTCCTGAGTGTTGTCATCTATATTACTCATGTTTATTTATTTAAACGGTTATACAAAAAATTAAACACTTCGTCGCTTGTACTCTCTTTTTTCGGCAAAGTGACTTCTGTAGTCGGCTTTGTGAAACTTATATCAGATTTCAAACATTGAAGTTGGTATTCAATAGCATACCCTAAATCATCAGAGATGTTACCATCTTTTAATAATTTATTTAATGCATCAAATTTCTTATTAATATCTTCTTGTCTTTTTTCTTTACCTTTGACATCATTAATCATTGCTTGGTCATTTGCGGCCATTGTAACGGCAGATACCTCATAAAGTTTTACCTCTTTTATATATCTTGTTTTTTCTTCATCATTATAATCTTTAACGATTGGCATGATACCTACACTATTTTCTGTTATAACACCGTATTTGATTAATTCAATTACATCTTTTCCTAATGTTGTTTTTGGAACCTCTGCAGTAAATGCAAGACCTTTTTCATCTTCATATAATTCTGACATCTTACCTATTGGTTTTGTGATATCATGCTGATAAAGATATCTTACCCTTTCACCATTTTCTTGAATTGTTTTTGTGTATGCCCCTCTCATTATTACATCATCATCACTATCCCTATTTCCAAAAACAGAACCGTAGCCCTTGACCACGCCTGCTTTTTCGTCTAAATCACCTATCGGTGCCTGTTTGTATAAAATCATAACGTTATTTTTAAATTCAAAAATAGTATATTTTTTTAATATTTTTTTTTAATTACCATTGAAGAGATATTCAGAACGTTTTGGTATCGGTGCAACATAACAAGAGCAGTTTATAACTTCACTTGCTGGGCCTTGTCCAGCGTATGGTAAAATATTACCTGTTACAGGATTTACAAAAGAATCTGTAAATGGAATTGGTTCTTCTCTATCTAATGCAACATGTCCTGCCCTATGGTCTACACTACCACCTAAAATCCATTTTTTAACCATCTGCTCTGGTTTCATAACAGATAAAGCACCTTGGTTAACACCAAGATTAGATGCAAGTGTTGTTTCTGTTTTTACAATACGTCTTGCCTCCCAAATGGCTCTTTTATCGAGCTGTTTATGTAGTCTCCTAGATTTACCTTCAAATGAATCTTTTATAAAATCTTCATCTTGTAACATCTTAGAAAAAATTTTTTCTACTGATTTTATTGATGTTGCCTGTACAGATGTTTGTTTATTGAATGTACTATTTATTGCATAATTTCTAAAAAAGCTATCAACAATATTATCTGTATCCTCTTGCTTACCAATAAATGTTTCGTAATTTTTTTTATACCAATTATAAAATGTTAATCCTGTCTTAGTATAAATATCAATATATAATTGCTGTATTGCATTTTTTTGAAAAAAGATTTCATATGCTTCTTTATCTTTTAATCCATTCTTTAAAAAATCATCAATACAGGCATCGTAACCTTTCCTGTAATATTTCTTTGATATTGTGAAATTTTTTCTTTGTGATTGTCTATATAATTTTGTATATCCTTTTTTAAAAGCTACAATAAATTTTCTCAAAGAAAAATTATATTCTTTGTGCAAATTTTTAGAAGGCATTATTCCTCTATTTGTTTCAGCTTTCTATCAGACCAATTCAACATTGCATCACCGCCCCAAAGATTATAACTTATTGTACCACATACAGGCTTGTCATCTTTTTCATAACTACCTGTATCATATGCCTTTGCACGTGATAGATAACTATAAACTCTTTTTAAAACAGATAAAGAAAATGGCCTATTTGCAACAATATCTTGTGCTCTCTGTTTTCCAACAGCTGTTGCACATGCATTATTATGCTTATTATTTATTTTAATTGCCCTTTCAGCATTTGCTATTGCTTTTTTTGGATAACCACCATATGTTTCTTGTTTTTCAGAACCAAGTGCATCTTCAAGTTCATTCATATCTCTACAAGGCATATAAATAGTACCATCTTCTGTATTATGACTATGAGTGAGTGTACAACCAATTTCTCTTGCTCTATCCATGGCCTCGTCAGGCGTATCGTATACTTCATCTTGTGCCTGTTTAGAATATCTTCTTTCATCTTCCTCGTCATGATAGGATTTGCCTTTAGAACTTAACGGATGACCTTCAGGAAATAAATCTGTATCATGTTTACCACTTCTAAATTTACCATTTTTTAAAGCATAAAGGTAAGAATTTACGCGCGCCATTGCCCATTGCTGTTCGCTTGATACTGTTGGTCTTACTGATTGTGGATTTGTTCTGTATGCACCAATACCTCTTTTATATACAGCAAATAAAGTTCTTACGTTGGTTTTCTTTGTCTTGCTTCTTACACTTTCATTATGGTCATCTGCTTTTTTCTTTAATGCTTTTCTTAATCTTTCATTTATTTCTTGTTTTTCTTCTACTGCACTTTCAAAAAAGTTTTTTTCAGAACCAAGGTCTAAATCAGATATTGGTATAAATGCACTTGGTACTAAATAATCGTTCATTATATCTAAATCTTCGTCAAGACCATAACCCATTGCCATTCTTTTTTCGTTGCTTGACAACCAATATGACTGACTAAGTTGTGCTACAATCTTTTCTTGTTCTTGTTGTAGTTCTGAAATAGAAGAGTAATCAAAATCTAAAAATAAATTTTCGCCATATAGAGGTACCAACCACCTATTTAATTCGTCTCTTAATTTATCAAGTTCAGGAATTACACAATTTTGATACAATGCCTTTTTTGCTTCACGCATATTGTTATATGTAGAAGATTCTGTATTATTTAATAATTGTACAGGTACACTAAATATGTTACAAAGGTCTTTAATACTTGCGTTATATGTTTCTATTAATTGTAAATCACCTGCACTTAATCCAAAATTTGTCCATGATAATTTTTTAGGTGTTACAATCACATCTCCTGCATTATGTGACCCTTGGTAATTTCTTCTAAATGCATCTTTTAATTGTTGTGCCTGTGTTGGTGTAAGTGATTCATCTTCACTTGTTAATATTCCTCTTGCTGTTTGATTTTGTAGATATTTTAGTCCTGTTTCCACAGCTTCGTTATTACTTGTCATAGAACGTAAACCACTTAAAAGTGGTGATTGTCCGTATAAATGTGAACCACTTCCATCATAATCAGGATTAAAATCTGCGATATGTAATACATCAGATGCATCAATGTCGTATTGATTTCTACCATAATTCATACAATATTTTGCCACAGGTTCAAATATGCCATTACTCTTTATATCAACTAAATGACTTGGAAGCGCATATAATTCATTAAAGACTTTATTTTCTCTACTTTCAGGACCAATACCATAAATAAATCTATTCCCAGTTAATTTACCAAATGCAATAACTTCTGTCATCCAAGTTGCATAACTCTGTGCAGGATTGGGTCTGTCTAATAAATCATGTAAAGGTGTATGTTCTGTTTTAATCAACGCATGTTTTTTAATCATATTTGCCTTTATCAAAGAATCATCATTGACAATACCAGATGTTAATGCCTTGTATTGTTTAAGAGTATCTTCATCCTTTTTTTCGTATATAATATAAGGTACTGCAACTGCTGTTTTTGTAATTAGATTTACTATTGAGTAAATCGTTGGGTTTTTTTGATAACCTTTTCTTATATAATTATCATCATTCTCGTTATTAGAAATATTACCATTGCCCATGTAAGAATATATTGCTCTATTGTATTCAGGGTTTGTATTCTGCGAAAATGCTTTTATTGCAGATTGTATTCTTTGATAAAATGTAGGCATATATTTTTTTTTGTAAAGTTATATAAAATAAATAATTTTTTTAATACACAAAAAATTCAGTCTTGTTGCTGTATCTTGTATAGATACCATAACGTAAAGCATCCATCGTGTGATTGTATTTATCTCTCGGTTTATTTGTTTTAGTTCCGTCTTTTAACTCTTCCCAAATATAAAATTGATATTCGTGTTTTATATTTTTAGAACAATTAGAAACAAATATATCAAATTCTTTTATCAGAGAAATACCAGCACTTACACTTCCTTGCCCTTTTATACTTGGTTTTGCTAATATTCCTGATTGTCTTAGTTCATCTATTGACTTTGGTTCTGCTGAATCACAATAAAAAATACAATCTTGATAATTATTTTTTTTAATAAAATCTGCAATGTCTTGATTTGTCATACCAGTTTTATAACATACTTCCTTAATATATATTTTATTATTTATTTTTCTTATTTCAACAATAGCTGTAGGGTCATTAGAATAACCCCAATCTAAACCCATAAATATATCATCATTGTCAGGAAATTCAGAATAATCAATAAACGACCAATTATTAAAAATCATACCTTCAGAAAATGTTGCTTTTTCACCAAGACCATAAACACGCCAATATTGTTCATCTCTGTTTTTTAGTCTTTCTATTTCATCAATGATTTCTTTTTCTAGAAATGCATTGTCTTTATATGTTGAAATAAATGTTTCTGCATCTTCTCTCTCCATAAGTTCGTCATAAATCCAATGTATAGGGTCAGACGGATTGAAATCAAGTATAACCTCTCCTGTCGTTCTCATTATGAGCTGTCTAAAATCTTCGTATGTTAATTCATTTGCTTCGTTAATAAATAATATATTTCTTTTTCTACCTCTAATTTTTTGCGGTTCATCAACACTTATAAACTCGACCTTATGCTGTTGGAAATAATAAATCATTTCACTTTTATTCAGATAACCATTATAAAGAATACCTACACTTTCAAGTATACCCATAAAATCTCTAAATACAGATGCTCTAACTGCAGGTAATGTCTTTCTTGCTATTGTTATTGTTTGTGGTTTCTTCATGTCTAACATTAAGTGTATGAGATACTGACAAATTGCATACGTCTTACCTGACCTTGTACCTCCTTGAAATATTTTAATTCTTTTTTTGCTGTTAAGACATTGATAGAATTGTACGTTACATTCTATTTTTTTGACGGTTGCCATTGTATGATTTCAGTTTTTACATCGCCTTTATGTGATATTTCTTGCCTTTCTACATACCCTCTGTCTTTCGCTTTTGTCTTTAAGTAAAATATTGTTGCTGTAGGATTACCATCTTGTATCTGTTTAAATAATTGACTTTCTGCAAAATCTTTTGCTACATTACTTAAATCATCAACTTGTTTTTTAAATTCTTTGTCCTCTTTATAATATCTATAAAATGTAGTTCTATCTATACCTACTTGCTTACATGCAGTTGTAACCACACCAAGTGATTTTTCTAAAGATTCCAATAATGCTTTTTTAGTATGTTGTATTTTGTTGTTTTTCATACATCAAAATTAAAATTATTTTTTATATGTCTCCTGTATTATACGAGGAACTGTGTTGTTCCAGTTGATTCTATGGTGTAATCTTGGATGTATTGTACCAACTAATGATACCTTAACGCTAGATGGATTAAATATTAAAGTGTAAAAAGATTTTACGTATGTACCACCATCAAGATAAAATTCTGTAAGACCACCAGTATTTTGTTGTGTTTGTAATTGATTCAATCTTAATTCACATATCGTAAGAAATAAATCGCCTTTTGAACCAAAATGTACATACGTATTTACATCTTCGTTTATTCTACCTATAAATTGAAATCTTCTTTCTGTAGAACACACAAAAAAATTCATTGCTTTTCTAGATAATTTTTTTTGAAAAACACTACACCCTGCACCACCAATAAAGTCACCATCTTGTGCAATACACAATGTTTTTGCTTTTATAGATTTATAATATTTAAGAAGTACATTGAATTGAAAATCTAAATCTTTGCATAATCTTTGTTTTGTGAGATAATTATAATTATTATCAACTGTATATCTAAAAGTCTTGTAATCGTCGTCTAAGACAATAAAATATTTATAACCCAATTCCTTTGCAATATCAAATACTGCGTTTCTAGCATAAACTACGACACGCTTATCATCAAAATTATCAGCAATGTCAAATGTATTTACATAATCATCTTTAGAAAAGACATAAACATTTTTAAATTGTTTTTTATAGTCATTTAGATTTTTATCATCATCTGAACATATTAGATATATTTCACCTGTATAACCTTGTTTTATCAGCGTTTGATAAGTGTAAACTTTGTCTGCCCTTCCATATGAAAGAATAAAAACGACATATTCTTTTTTATTCATATTCATCTAAATATTTATCAAGTATTTCATTTCTTAATTGTATGTATCCAAGTTTAATTGCTTTATCAAAATCAATAATTATTAATGCACTTTCTTCCATTAATTCTTGTATTTCTTTTGATGAATGTGCATAAAAATCTGCAATTTTTGTATAATCAAAAACCATGTGCCTTGTTGCACAATCCATAAGAAAATTTTTTTCATTTACCGTCAGATTTGTTTTTTTTATTTTATCTAATAACTGTTTGTATTTATTCTTATCAATTAGTTCTTTAATGTCAGGTTTATTATCAGATGGTTCATAAATTGGTGCATTGATTTTAGATGTATATGGTATTTCATCTCTATCAAATTCCATTTGTTCATCAATATTGACTGATGGTATTTCTAAACCCCAGTTATCTAAACTTTGAGACAACCATTCATTTCCAAGTGAATCCCAATCCCAATCACCAAAAGAAATATTATCCTTAATGATAAATTCTTGTTTTTGTTCCTCTGTCCAATTTTGTGCAATATCTACTGTAATTTTATCAAATCCAGCCTTTTGTAATGCCTTTAATCTCATATTACCACCAAGAACAACCATATTTTCGTCAACAACCAAAGGTCTTTTATCCAACATTTCAGGAAAATCAATTATTGATTTTACCAATTTATTAAATTTTTTCTTTGATATAGTTCTTGGGTTTTGTGTGTTTGGTTTTATATCTTTTATTTTAACTTTTTTTCTCATCTAACAATATTTTGTAACAATATTAGAATATTTTATTTTTTTTCCAGCAATGTTTTCTTTAAAAAAAAAATACAAATACCATAACTCTTTTAAAAATTTTTCTACCTCTGGCTCGTTTCTATAATAATTATCATTTACAGGAAAAAGTTCTGCCAATGCATAAATCATCTTATATGTTAATATATCATCATTTTCATCAAATAATCCTGCCTTTGCTTTTTTTCTATTGTGTTCTATATAATCACTAAAAATCAAAAATAATTCAGTTTTATTTTTCCTCACAGCCTAAAAGTAGAATAAAATCTTCTCTTTTTATAGTTCTGTTTTGATATTTATATTTTTTTTTATTTTTTGATTCTATTAAAGAAAGAGACATTTCTTTATCAAAATAAATTTTTTTACTTCTGTCAATATCAAAAAAAACCTTTCTACCGTAATTTTTTTTGAATACAGTAAAAAGGTTTATTATGCTTCGACAACAATTATCTGTTGTTCCATATATTTCATTTTGATTATCTACATAATAGTATCTAGTCTTTAATTTTTTTTGTTTCTGATACCTCTTCTTTTTTATCATCTTGCTCTAGTTCTTCAACTTTTGGTGGTTGTACACCAAATTGTTCTAAAGCTTGTAAAACTAATGATGATTCTGATAAAGTAAAAAGTCCGCTTTTATTTCCTTTCTCACAGACCTGTACAATCAGTTGTAATGCTTGTTCTTTTGTCATAATTTATTTATTTATATCTACCTGTTTTTAAATCGTATTGTATGAAACAGCTTCCTAAAGTACCATTTAATCTTTGAGACTTCATTTTAACAGTTTCAAACTCAACAAATTTAATATGTTTTTCCTGATTTAAAAGTAAACCCTCAACTAAATCTCTACCCTTAACTCTTTCCTCAACCTCATCGTCTGCGATTCTATGCATCACAACCATGCAGTCTACTTTATTAAAATGCATAGTGCCACCAGCCAAAGAAAAAGCAGTTGCCTTTGGAATGACACCTCTGATAGGTGATGGTGTTTTTGGATGTTCTACATATGTCATAATACTGTCTGTTTTTTTTGCAAATTGTTTTAATATTGTTAATGTAAGTTTTAAATATTGATACATATTACTTTCTCCGGCATTGGATTCTACAACCCAATTCAAAGGGTCAATAATAAAATTATTATATCCCTTTTTTGTGTACTCTTCAAATTTATCTACCAAAGAATTAATTGTAGGCATCTCGTCATTATTTTCTAAAAAGGCAAAATGATTACCAATAAAATCTAATGCTGTGTTCATCTCTTGCTCTGTGCATTTATCTGCATAATTAGGATTAACATTTTTCCCAAGATATGCCTGACAAAGATTTAAAACTAATTCTGCTGTATTTGTTTCTGGTGAATACATCATGACTTTATCTTTGTAATGATATGCCCTTAATATGCTTAAATAATTTAGTATCTCGGATTTACCACTTTGAGGATAACCACTAAAACAATAAAGAAATCCTTTACGCCATCTAAAATTTTCATCTAATCCTTTTATGTAAGATGTTTCACCCATAGGGTATCCCTCTTCATAATATGTAAATAATTTATCTTTTATATCAGATACAAAAACTTCTTTACAGGCATTTTTATTATAATCTTTTTTTAATATATCATCAAAATCCTTAACCTTTATGCCCATTTTGTAATTTTATTAATTGTTTTTCTAAATCATCTACTATTTCAAGATATTTTTCTTGCTGTATTACAATACTATCTGTGACCTTTTCAACACTTCCGTAAATTGTATTCATGAAAACAATTAAATCAACTAATTGGTTAATAGTTGTTTTTGATAATTTAAAAAAATCTTTATCTAATTCTCTTTGATATTTACCTCTATTTTCTACAGCTTCAACCCACTTTTTTGTTATTGCGTGATTTTCATAATCTTCAATAAATGTTTTTAATTTTTCTTTCGTTAATTCCATTTTTTATTTATTTTATAATTACATAGTAATTAATTACATTGTAATTATTATTTTTTATATATAAAAAATAATAGTAATTACATTGTAATATAATCATCATTATAAAAATAAATTTAAAAAATTATTTTAATAATCAAAAATTTTTTATAAATTTGTTTCATGTTAACTAAAGAATTACTAGAGAATCGTCTCAAGGAGATGAAACTTGATAAACAAAAATTAGCTAACAAGGTTGATGTTACATTAATGACAATGTATAACAAATTCAACAATCCTGATAGCTTTAAAATATCAGAATTAAAAAAACTTGCAAAGGCTGGATTTATTAAAAGTTTTATAATTGATTTATGATGGAAGATGTACAAAAAAGTATAATTAGACAGAGTTCCATAAAGGCATCAATAGACTTTTGGCGAATCAAATCGGAGCAAGGTAATGAAGATATTACTGTGGATGGCATAATTGATACTGCTAGTGAAATAGCATATTACTGTGCTACAGGTAAGAAGTATAACAATAATAATAAACTTTTAAAATAATGAGCAATAAATTATATTTAGGTAGTGGATGGACAAAGAGTGGTAAATATGGAGATTTTTCTAATGTGCAAATTGATTTAAACAAACTTGCAGAGAATCCTAACTGTATTCAAAAAGTTGGCGATAGAAAATTTTTAAATTTGACCATTGGTAAACTTAGAAATAAATTAAAAGCAGGACAAGACTTATATGTCGCTTGGAATGATTTCAGTCCTGCAAAGACAGTAGAAGATAAGGCAAGTGATATGCCTTTCTAAAATATCACATTTTATAGGTTAGTTAATGAAAGTGCCTGATAATAATAGGTTGTTTGGAAGCACCTTATTTGATGGCACTTTTTTTATATTTGATATATGATTGAATTTTCTAAACATGTTATTGGTATTTGTGGAGAACATTGGCACCCTAACATATGGACAATCTTTGGTGCATCGCCATTTATTTTATATGCAGTTTATTATTTTAAATATCATATTAAAAAATATTTAAAAAAAATTATATAAAATATTTTTTATTCTTAAAAAAAATTATAATATTTGTATTATGTATAAATTAAAAAATAAAAAAAATGGAAGTATATATTACAGACTCATATTCTATTTTCAATAAAATTATAGGAAATAGAAGTATAGATAAAAAAAATCTAAATAGATTAAAAAAATCTATACATAAAATCGGATTACAACAACCAATTTTGGTTAATGAAAATTTATCAATAGTTGATGGCCAACATAGATTACAAGCTGTCAAGGAATTAAATATTCCTGTACAATATTTTATTTCAAACAAAACATCTGAAAATGATATTGACGAATTACAAGTTAGCAAACCATGGAATGCTTTTGACTATTGTGACAGAAATGCTAAAAGAGGAAATCAAGATTGTATAAAAGCAATAGATATAGCAAATGAAATGAATGATGAAAGTAATAATAAGTTTAGTGTAATAAATGCTATTACATTATTATCAGAAAGCATGTCAACTAGTATAATGCAATCATTAAAAAATGAATCTTACAAAATTAATATAGAAAGGGCAAAAAATATTTTTAAATGTTTACAAATATTAAGCACAAATAATAGTACAAGATTTAATCCATATTCTGCAGTAAATAGTAGGGTTTTAAAAAGAGTTGATAAAGCTGTGGGAGGTTTAAACGTAAAAATAATTGAAAAAATAACAAATAAAAATTATCTAATGTGTTATAATAATCAAATGGAACAATATAATTATTTTTATGATTTATATAAAAAATATAATAAATGAAAAAAATTAAAGATACAAATGACAAATACCATTCGCACAAATCAATAAGTGCGAGTGGTCTTAAAACCATATTTAAGAAGTCTGTATATCATCATCTCAATTCTACTTTTAAAATGACAGATGCAATGAATTTTGGAAGTGCAGTACACTCTGCAATTCTTGAAGATGGAACAGACATTGCAGTTATGCCTGAAATAAATCTTAGAACAAATAAAGGTAAAGAGATAAAAGAGAATTTCATAAATGAAAACAAAGGAAAGATTATAATAAAAAAAGAAGAAGAATATGCTATAAATACAATCAAATGGAATTTCAATAAACATAGTTTGGCAAAGAATCTAATACAACGATTAACAGAAACAGAGGTTTCTTATTATGGTAAAATAGATAATGTAGATGTAAGAGTAAGACCAGATGGCATAAAAGAAAATGATTACATAATTGACATCAAAACAACAGCAGATGCTAGTCCTAGATATTTTAAAAATTCTATCTATAATTTTGCTTATCATTTACAGGCATGTTTTTATTGTGAGGCACTTGGATATGACCCTGCAAGATTTAGATTTATAGGCATAGAAAATAAACACCCATATTCCGTAGAAGTATTTGCAATGAGTGATGATATGATTGAATTTGGTAAAGATGCATGGCGTATTGCATTTGATTGTTGGAAAGAATATTTAGAAACAAATGATACAAATGGTTTTTGGTGGAAATATTTTAATGATGATGGTAGTTTAATATTATGACAACAACAGAAGATTTAAGTACACATGAGAAAAGACAGTTGTTTGGTGCATATCAAACAAATAAAGCAGTTAGATTAAAGATTGATGCATTGATGCATAAATGCCAAATAATAGAATGCAATCTAGGGATTGACAGTACAGATGAAGAAAGAGAAATTGCAAAGGGACAACAGTTAGTTTATTTAAGTAAAATAAAAGAACTTGACCCATTAAAATATGATATCTTAAAAAAAGTGATATGACACAAAAAGAATTTGACAAACTAGTAAAACAATTAAATGACTACAGTTTTGACATTATGCAAAATAAAAGACCTGAGTATACCAATGAAGATGAAGATGTATTGAATAATTTTAAATCTACAGCAGAAAGACTAAATACATCAGAATTAAAAGTTTGGGCAACGTTTTTTGAAAAGCAAATACAAAGCATCTATGCACATTTGAAAAATGCAAATCTAAAAAAATCTGAACCTATACACTCTAGATTTTCCGATATTATAAACTATTGTTATTTAGGTTATGCTTTATTTATTGAAAGAGATGGTAAAAAAAAGAATAATTAAAATAGTTGCTATTGTCTTAGTAGGTATATTATCTTTATTGTATGTCAGGAATGAAATCAAGACGAAAGGGTCACGATTACGAGAGAGCCATACGAAAGGAATTTAGGGACTTTGGTTGGAAATATTGCGAGACATCGCGTTATGCGTCTAAAATGATTGATAATGCAAAGATTGACCTTGTAGGTACACATCCTTTTGCAATACAATGTAAAGCAACAACAAACAATCCAAGTTATCACAAAATACTTGACCAAATGAGACCTAATAAACCTCAATATAAATTAATCTATCATAAAAGAAAAGGTGGTAGAGAATACGTTATAATGGAAAAAAATGACTGGCTTGAGATTCTAGAAATGTTAGTTGAAAATAAAATCTTAAAAACTTTTTAAAAAAATTTATTAAAATATTTTTTAATTATTAGAAATCTTTGTATATTTGAATATATAAATAATTAAATAATTAGAAAATGAAAAAGAAAGAACCATCAATAGAATTAATTGATAATTTATTACAAGAGGGTACCAAATATCTTAAAAAAGAATTTGGTGGATACCATCCTTTTTATCTAAAGGTATGGGTAAACAAAAAGCTTAAAGAACAGGGTTATAATATAATAGAATTATGAAAATATATAATTACGAAAAAATGGGTATTCTTGACAAGAAAAGTTTAGAATTAGTAATAAAGGCTCATAATGATAATAGAGATAATTCTAGATATTGGTTATTAGATGGCCAAGAAGATGTATTTGAAATGGGATTTAATCTTGATTCTGGTTATGTATATATAGCATTGGAAAATGGTATTAGTATTGCATCTTGTTTTGGTCAATCTGTTGATTTTATTGTAACAGATTATGAAAATGGAGATGAATTTTTTTTTGATACCTATGATGAGGCTTATAATAAATTAGAAAAATTAAATGAAAAAGTATAAAAATTTTATGAGTCAATTACACGATTTACAGAAAATCGAAGGTACATGTATCAGATATACAGAATGGTCTAGAACTGAATTAGAAGCTGATATGTGGGTTGCAGTTAGAAAGAAAATTAATAACCTAATTAAATATTATGAAACAGATAAATGAAATAATGAAACACACAGATGCATACAAGCAACTGAAAAAAAGAGAAACATCTATAAAAGAAGATGTAAAAACAATCAAAGAATTGGCAGACGATATATACGAAAAAAATGCCACTGTATATAACGAACCACTTTGGTATGAAATACAAAAAGACGATAACCCTGAAATATGGGATTCACATTTGCATTATTTAGATATTGATGCAAACGAGGATGAAGATACCGTAATATTAAAGGTTGTCGCATATGTAAAACACAAAAGCAATGTAAAATGGTAAAGAGAATTACAGAATTTTTATTTGTATTTATTTTAT